ATCACTGATATTGAATACTTTAAAAAGAAATTATACAGGTCCCTTAATGTTCCACCATCAAGAATGGATGGAGAAGGTGGGTTTAACTTGGGGAGATCTTCTGAGATCCTAAGAGATGAACTCAAATTTACCAAGTTTGTTGGTCGTTTAAGAAAGAGATTCTCTAACATGTTTAATGACATGCTGAGGACCCAATTACTCCTGAAGAATGTGATTACTCCCGATGATTGGGAGTCAATGAGTGAGCATATTCAATATGATTTCTTGTATGATAATCACTTCTCCGAATTAAAAGAGGCAGAATTGATGAATGAGAGACTTGCTCTTGTTGCAACTGCAGAACCATATGTCGGCAAATACTATTCACAAGATTATATTAGACGTAAGATATTGCGTCAAACCGACATTGAAATTCTTGAGCAGGATAAATTGATTGAAAATGAAATCAAAAATGGTATTATACCAGATCCTGCAACCATTGACCCAGCTACTGGACAACCACTAGAATCAGAGGCAGGAGCAGCAGAAATGGATCTTGGTCAACCTCAGATGGAACCTGAAATTGATGCCTCTGCTGTTGAACCTGTAGAACTACCCAAGGGTGGGGAGATATAAATAAAAATAAATTTGTACTATGGAAACCATGGATGAACTCCTAGATAATATTATCACTGACGATTCACCATCTCAAATTAGTGATGCCATTAAGGATATGCTTTATGCAAAAACTGCAGAAAGAGTAAATTCCTATAAGCAAACTGCTGCGAATGCTATTTTTAATAATGGTTTTGATGCAGAAGAAGTCTCTGACACAGAATTAGAGGCAAGTGATGGCGTTTAAATTATAAATAACTTATAAATGAACTTTAGGAAATAATGGCCCGTCTTAATCCGGTAGATCCTGCCTTTACAAGAACAACAAATTCTGGTTCCCAGAAGTCTGATGCATTTGCCCATAAGACCGATGCAATTAGAATTGTTGCTATTGGTAATGATGCATATGTTTCAATTGGAAGTGAACCAGAAGCTGGACCAACAAATTTCTTAGTTACTGTAGGAGAACCCGAGATTCTTTCTTTAGGTGCTCCAAAAAACCAAAGAGTTGTTGGAATTACTACTGGAGCAACTACGGTTGTATCTTTACCAGAAGGAACAGGTTGCCCATTTAATGTTGGAGACACGGTTTCATTGACTGTAACTGGTCAGTCATATTATGACTTTTCTCATCAGTCAATAACTGCAGTGAATACTGGAAATAGGGTTGATGGTTACACACCTAAAGTTACTGTTAGTTATAACAGTACAGGTATTGCCACAGCTCTGAGTGCTGATAGTGCAGCATCTTTAAGAAATTCTCTTAAAATAGCAGCTGAGTCAAGAACAGGATCAGGTTCTGTACATTGTCAACAAGTTCAAAACGCAGGTTAGTAGAAAACTATGAAACTTATTAGAGAAGAAATCGAATCAGTAAAATTTCTAGTTGAGACTACTAAGTCTGGCAAGAAGTCATTATATATTGAGGGAGTTTTCCTTCAAGGCAACATTAAGAACCGCAATGGTCGTATGTATCCCATGGAAACTCTCCGCAAGGAAGTTTCTCGTTATAATGAATCGAATGTTCAGTCAGGCAGAGCACTTGGAGAACTTGGACACCCCGATGGTCCTACTGTAAACCTCGACAGAGTTTCACATAAAATTGTATCACTTAGAGAAAGTGGTTCAAATTTCATCGGTAAAGCAAAGATTTTGAATACCCCAATGGGTAAGATTGCTTCTGCTTTAGTTGAAGATGGAGTAAAACTTGGTGTTTCCTCCAGAGGTATTGGTTCACTCAAAACTACAAAAGAGGGTGTCAATATCGTGGGTGATGATTTTATGCTAGCAACTGCTGCTGATATCGTCGCTGATCCTTCTGCACCTGATGCATTTGTTGAAGGAATTATGGAAGGAAAAGAGTGGGTTTGGGACGGCGGACTTCTCCGTGAGAGATATGCAGAACAAACAAAAAATAGAATAAATACACTCGTTGACCAGAAAAGACTGGAAGAACATAAGTTAGAGTTATGGAATAACTTCCTATCTAATCTTTAGTTTTATAAATAAATATAGTTTTTAATACCCGGCAATAACGGAGAGTTCAAATGTCCCGTGGAGATTTACAAGAAATGGAAGTAAAGACACAGCAATCCAAAACTGCTGTCAATGCGAATGCTGGAAAAGCAGACCCCATGCCTACGATGTCAGATCCTGGCACTCAACTTGCAAATGTTGAGGATTTGGGTGGTCCTACTCCAGAAAACTACAAACCCGATGATGACTCAGCTAAACTGAGCACACCTGGTGGAACCCTTAAGCAAGTTAAGGATGTAGTCACAAAGAAAGCTGGAAAAGCAGATCCTATGCCATCGGGTATGAAGGCAGAAGAAGCAGAGATTACAGACGAAGTAGTTGCAGAAGAAGAAACTACAGAAGAAGAAGTCGTCGCTGAAGCAGAAGTTACTACTGACGAAGTTGTTTCTGAAGAAGAAGTAACTGAGGAAGAAGTCGTTGCTGAGTATGACATCGAAGAAGATGTCAATGCTCTTCTTGCAGGCGAAGAACTTTCCGAAGACTTCCAAGCAAAAGCACGCACAATTTTTGAGACGGCAATCAATTCTAAGGTTGCTCAAATCAAAGAACAACTAGAAGCAGCATACGAAGAAAAATTCGTAGAAGAAGTTAATGCTGCTAAAGAGTCACTCGCAGAGCGTGTCGATTCTTATCTTGAGTATGTCTCTGATGAGTGGTTCACTGAGAACCAACTCGCAGTTGACTCTGGTCTCAAGACTGAGATGACTGAATCATTCCTCTCTGGAATGAAGAGTCTTTTTGAAGAACATTATGTATCAATCCCTGAAGAAAAATATGATGTGCTTGAGAGCATGGTAGAAAAACTTGATGACATGGAAACAAAACTCAACGAGCAAATTGAGAAGAATATTTCCCTGAACTCCCGCCTTTCCGAGTCGGTTGCTGAAGGAGTATTAGATCAAGTCTCTGAAGGTCTTGCACAGACACAGAAAGAGAAACTCGCCTCACTTTCCGAAAGTGTGGAGTTTGAAAGTGAAGCACAATATCGTGAGAAGTTAGAAACTCTGAAAGAATCTTACTTCAATCAGAAGACAGTTTCTACATCAGCTAAAACTGAAACCCTTTCTGAGGGTGTAGAGTCTGGATCAGGATCAAATTCTGGTTCTATGGACGCCTACCTCAGAGCATTAGGTTCAACCATTAGCAACTAAACTGAATTTAATATTAATTCAAACCGTAAATTAACCACATAGGTAAAAAGCAAATGTTCCAATCAGAACAGTTGCAGGAAAAGTGGGCACCTCTCCTCAATCATGAGGGTCTCGATAAAATCGAGAACAACCATAAGAGAGCCGTAACCGCAGTCCTGCTCGAAAACCAAGAAAAGTTCCTTAGAGAACAACAATCATTTAACCAGTCAGGATCCTTCCTGACTGAATCACCTACCAACGCAGTTGGTAATGGTGGTTACACCGCTGGCGGTGACCAAACCGTTGCTGGTTTCGACCCCGTATTGATCTCCTTGATCAGACGCTCAATGCCTAACTTGGTCGCATATGACCTCGCAGGCGTTCAGCCAATGTCTGGTCCTACTGGACTCATCTTTGCGATGCGTTCGAAGTACAAGACCCAAGATGGTGCAGAAACATTCTACGACGAAGTAGATACCGCATTCTCCGGTCAGAACGAAGGATTTGACGTTACCAACGGCATGACTGGTGCCGCAGTTGGTATGGGTACTACCGCACAAGGTAGTGCTTCTAATCCTGGCGCTCTGAACCCTTCCACCACAACAACCCAAAAGGGATATGCTGTTGGTCAGGGTATGCGTACCGATGATGCTGAGGACCTCGGCACATCTGGCGATAACTTCAACCAGATGGCATTCTCGATTGAGAAAGTCACTGTAACCGCCAAGTCTAGAGCACTGAAGGCAGAGTACTCCTTGGAACTCGCTCAGGACCTCAAGGCGATTCACGGTCTGAACGCTGAAGCAGAACTTGCTAACATCCTCTCTACTGAAATCCTTGCGGAAATCAACAGAGAAGTTATTAGAACTATCTACAAGACTGCTGAATCTGGCGCTCAGGTTAACACCGCAACTGCTGGTGAATTCGACCTTGACATCGACTCAAATGGTCGTTGGTCCGTTGAGAAGTTCAAAGGACTTCTGTTCCAAATCGAGAGAGATGCGAACGCAATCGCACAAAGAACTCGTCGCGGAAAGGGCAACATCATCATGTGCTCTGCTGACGTAGCGTCTGCATTGACCATGGCTGGTGTGCTTGACTACACACCTGCACTCAACGCTAACCTTAACGTTGATGACACAGGTAACACCTTCGCTGGTGTTCTGCAAGGTAAGTATCGCGTCTACATCGATCCTTATGCTGCAAACAGTGCTGCTAACCAGTACTACGTTGTTGGTTATAAGGGTACTTCACCTTATGACGCAGGTCTATTCTACTGCCCATACGTTCCCCTACAGATGGTTCGTGCAGTTGGAGAGAACACCTTCCAACCCAAAATCGGATTTAAGACCCGCTACGGCATGGTCTCCAATCCCTTCGCTCAAGGTACAACTGTCGGAGCCGGTGCTCTTACAGTTAACTCGAACCGCTACTACCGTCGCGTTACAGTTAAGAACCTCATGTGATTCAAGTGGTTGCTGCGGAAGCGGTTGCCCCACATGTCCTTTCAGACCTCCTTCACGGGAGGTCTTTTTTTATGCAAATAAATAGTTAAAAATTTTGTTATGAAAATTGCCGTAGTTGGTGCGGGAAACGGTGGATCATTTACAGCATTATTTTATGCATGGTATGGAAGGAATCTAGACCTAGAAGTAGAATTAATATACAATCCTGATACAGAACCAGAAAGAGTAGGACAAGCAACTCTATTAGACCCTCCAGGATTGCTGTGGGCAGCAACTGGATTTAATTGGTATGAGAATAAGATACATGCCACCTTTAAGAGTGGTATTTTATATGAAGGATGGGGAAAAAAGAAAGATAAGTTCTTCCACCCATTCCCCGCAGATAGAATGGCAATGCATTATTGTC